GCAGCCGCTGTTTCGAATCCTGCCCTTGTGGTGCCTGTGGCAGGAACGGCTCATAGGTCGCATTCCACGCCTGTCCACCGACAAGGGTCGCGACCGTCAGGTCTTCACCGCCGTCGAACTGCGGGATGATGTTGCCGTTCGCATCGATCTGATAGATGCCCATCGGGCGATAGCTCTGATCCATCAGCGTGACGGAGCCGCCCGCGATCCACCAGAACGGACCTTTGCCGCCCAGCGGTGTGAAAGCGGCCGGGATCGCATTCGCGAACATCGCGGCATCGAGGTAAAGCGTATCGTCCAGCACCTCCACAAGGGAGACGGCAGCAATGCCATTCGGCGTGTAACTGGTGACGAAAGTCACTTCCTGCTCAAATGCCGAGAGCCAACTGACCGTGCCAGCCCCCGTCCATGGCAGCCAGCCAACGGAGCCTTGGATTTGGCCGTACTGATCGATCGAATACTTGCCCACCGCAATCGTGCCATCGCCGTTGAGCACGTAAGCATAGCGCTCGCTGAACGTGCCATCGGCGGTCGGAACGGCGATCGCCACCGGCGCATTCAGTAGATGCGTGTGGAACTCTGTGAGATTGGCGACATCGAAGGGCCGCGTCGCCAAGCCGATCGTCACGATGGCCGAAACGCGAAGGCCGCCCGCCGCGAGATAGAGCATAGTGGTCCCGGCGAGGCGCGGTTGCATAGGGTAACATCCATCTCCCGAAATCTGGTTGAACGCGACCGAACCAGACTTGAGTGGATTGCTCGCCGAAATCGGGATGTAATAGATGCGGTTGTCACAGAAGACCATTTCATTGCCTTCCGCGCCAGGCACCACATAGAGCACCTGGCTCTTGTTCGGCGCGAGCTCCAGCATCGCGGCTGATGCCGTCCCGTCCACATAGAGGTCGATCGGCTGATCGATACCGGACCAGCCAATCGCATTTGGAAGGACTGGGAAGTTGCAGAAACCGACGCGGAACTGATCGACGAACACCGATGTTGGATATCCGCGGAATGAGTTCATCACCTCATCGTCCCACACCGAGACGGCCTGCGGAGTTGTGGTCGACGCGCTCTGAACGGTCGCAGAGCCGGCCGGGCCAACGATCTTGTCCGATGTCGAGAAGAAGGCCAGCGTGGTACCGGTCGGCAAGAGTTGAACTGTCAGTGCCGTTGTGCTGACGGAATTGACGGTTGCGGTACCCCCAGAAGGCGAACCCGTGATAGCTTCTGCCGCCACAAATGCCGTAGCGGTGTTCAACGAGACGGTAAGTAATGGGGTAGAGCCGCCGCTATTTGCCGTCACAACACCTGTTGCGCCGGACGTTCCACCGGTGATGGTGTCTCCTACCTGGATGGCCGTGGGGGTGACAGAGAGATACTGAGAGCTTGGCGACCCGGTAACGATGCCAACAGCATTTGTTACACTGCCACGCACCTCGTCGCCGAGCGCGAAGGTCCCGCTCGGAGCCGTGAGGCCGATCGTCATCCCGGGCGGCAGCGGCTCGATTACCGCTGCGTTGAGCGATGTCGAACTATTGTATCCAGTGATCAGAACTTGCCGCTCGCAGAAGCGCATGCGCGTTCCGACCATGCCTGCTACCGCAATGCCTGACGAAAAGCTCAGTGTGATGTTGCCCGTGACAGCGCTCGGCAGCATGGTCACGTTCTGCGGCGAGATGCGATAGAACCAGGTCCGCTTCTGGCCGCTCGCGACAACAGACTCGGTGTAATCCGCAATCGACCATGACGTGCCGCCGCCCCACGTCAGAACTTGAGGCCGCATTCCGCTGAAGGTGACGTAAATCGATTGTTGGAAGATCGCATAGCAAATCTGACCGAGCGTTGCCGTCGTCCATGGAATGGTCGCGCCACCTCCGGTCTGCGATCGTAGGAGCAACTGCACCCCGGTCGAGCTATAGATACGCAGCGTGTTGTTGCCGAACACAAGATAGAAATAGTTGCCCGGCGACATCTTCACCTTTTCGATGCGGCCGGTCTCCAAGAACAGGGCGCGACGCCCCGGACGGTTCTTCAGCTTCTTGGTGTTGAGGATGCGCCAATTGCTCATGACTCGCGCACCAGTCTGCGCAAGCGCGCCGTTCATGCGCTTTGCGTCTGAGTTGAGTTCGCCCCCCGAGAAGTCGTTGAGCGCTATGTCCATCTTTGGAAGGGGCATGCCTCACCGACTAATTTGGAACATCGGTCCCAGACCAAGGCTGGGGCGAGCTGATCCACGGATGGCGCACGCGGCGCGCGGCGATGGCGCGAGAGTTGAACGGCGCGCGCTTCGGGCTCTCTTGGTCGACGCGGGTGCGGGCTTCCTGCAGCGCAGCCATGGCGGCCTGCTCGTAGGCGAGCGCGGTCTGCGGGTCCTCATAGAGTCCGGCATAGATTGCAGCACGCACGCGCAAGCGGATGATCTTGGTAAACGAGGCCGGCCAGTTCGCCATGCCCTGATCGAGGATGTATTTCGCGGTCGGCGTGTAGCCGTTCGAGGTCAGGCAGATTTGGTCATTGATGATCTTGTAGTCGACGGTCTGGTCATTCAGCCGCACCCAGATCAGGTGTAGGCACTGGTTCGGCTTGGCATAGGCATCGGTGTAGAGGTCATCCGGCGATGCGCCTTGACGCACGAGCGCAGCAACTTGCGTGTCAAAATTCCAGCTATGCGCCTCGATGGTCTCCGCGACTGCCGCATCGAACTCGGGCGAGCAGACATTCCAAGCTGCCGAACCGTCGTCAGCCGTCACCGGCGGCGTGGTGTTGCACCGCGCGCACTCGTCGGCGATCACCGATAGCTTGTCGACCATGTTGCCCTCCGGTTAATGCGACCGTAAAGGCGCGTCGGAAAGGGGCAACGCACCAAAGAAGCCGCCGCGGTTTGTGGCCGCGGCGGGGGTCAGTCTAGGGAGGTGGATGGGATACGCAGGCTACTCTTCGGAGGGCGTTTCGGCGCGCGATTCAACCTCGGCCAGGATCACCTCGTCCGCCTTCGCGGCGGTGAGGCCCCGGCGCTCGGCACCGAGCTTGACCGCGAGCGCGATGCGTTCATGCGCGCTCTGGTCCGCCCAATCCTCGGGAATTTCGACGATCGGCTCCGCCTTCTCGCCATCCTTCTTCCAAGGCGTGTTGCTCCACTCCTTTGGAAAGCGAGAAACGGCGCTGCGAGCGTCGATATGGTACATCGAAACGGGACCGTCCGTAATGTGATACACAGTGCGGACGGCAGACTTCGTGGGGGCCATTGCTTTCTCCTAGCTCAAACCTTCATCTCGAGGGGCGAGACCCAGGCCGACAGCGTGATGCTCGGAGTGGTGCCAGCAAGGACCGCGTAGCACTTCAGGTACCGGTACACGATGCCCTGGCGCAGGTTCGTGAAGAACAGCACATCCAGCGCGCCGCCAAGGCCCGACGGCGGGACGGTCGTGTTGTTGCCGAGAATGGTAGCCACGATGCGGTTCGCCGAGGCGCCGTAGTCGTAACAGCCCAGGTTCTCGACGTTCCCGTTGCCGAACGTGTTGTCGTTCGAGCCGAACAGGAAAATCTTGTAGGTCTCGTCGCCGGTGGTCTCATCGAGCGCAGTCACATCGAGCGCCATCTTGCCGGTGAACCGGCCCAGGCCAAGATCGAGAACTGCGTTCGCGTTGTTGACGTAGCCGGTTGCAGTCAGCGTCTGCGCCGACGCGAACTGCATGTTTGCATCGACCGGTACCGTGTAATACGGGACGATCGAGGGAAGCGCATTCTTGGTGAGTGACATTGTCGGATGCTCCTTCGATCAGGCCTAGGCGACGATGGTCGCAGCGGTGATGGAATCGAGACGGGACACGCTGCGCGGATGCTCGCGGGCGGTGCCCCAGTCCCATTTGACGTGAGTCGACCAGAAGGGCTGACCGACGATCAGGCCCTCGTCGATCACGGAGAGCGGCGTCTGCTCGATGCCGTAGATGCCGCCGTCGCGGAAGGACACGAGGTAGATCGAGCCCGTCACCGCGCCGCCGCCGCCGGCCCCGACTTCGGTCATCGGCAGGAGGTCCGGCGTGTCGTCCGGCTCATAGCCGTACAGGATCGGAAGGCCCTTGAACTTGGTGATCTTCCGGCCGAAATCATCCATCGCGTATTCGACGGTCTGGTTGACCAGCGTGTTGTTGCGGGCCGCA